TGAGGCTTAAGCGGTTGGATATTCACCATTGCTGTGAATGTAGAAGTTAAACCTTCAACCCATCGTCCATTTTCGCGGTGTCCTTCATCTCGCCTAGTGACTTCAATAGGGATCTTATGTGTCAAAAGGAATTGTGGTTTTAACATCTCAACTCCTAATAGACAAATACTTCGCCCTGAGGATGGCAATCATCACAACCACATCCTGTCTCGCAACAAGTTGCTTCACGGCAGTTGTCACCATCACAAACCTCAATAGACATGAGCTTGCTTGGACACTTATTGGCAGACCAAGGCATAAGACCAAGTGGGATGAGTGTTGTTGGACTATTAATAAAGTTACCTAAAGCTGCTAGATAATTCTTTGCATAGTCAGACCACACCTCGATATCACCAGTTCTTTCTCGGGTGTTATACCCTGCGATAGTAAAGGATGCTGAAATAGCAGCCATCCTTGCGGCTTGATACACATTCTGGTTTGTTAGATCAAGAAACTGTTGAATTTCTTCTGGACTAAATATGGGATAAAAGGGATTACTTGGAACATTACCTATAAGTAAATTAACTTGTTCCACAGGCGTTAATGCCATAATATTTCTCCAAGTAGATATTGTATTTTCTAGATAATTTGTACTTACTATCCCTATAAAGCTCATCTAGAACTTGCTTAGAGTATATTTTAGAACAAAGGCTAAATACGTAAAGATTACCCTTCACATAAATCTTCGGATTGGATGAGGGAAAAAGATTTATACAATATTCAGAAAAGGCATTTATAACCTCTTCACTTCCAACCAGAGTAATCTCATTACTAATCTTGGAAATACTGCCATCACCCTCAATCATACCTCTCCAAAAATGCCTATTGTATCGAAACACATCCGGACATTTTTCTTTAGTAGACTTTCTGGGCTCCATGCCGTAATTAACAAGAGTCTGAATAACAGTGTCGTCCTTAAAAGAAAAGCTAGCTGTTAATACTGGCTTACCAGATTTAGTATTAACATACTCGTATTCACAAACTTTATTATTTGTTCCAACATAACCTTTTAAGTTGTGCAGGATTTCAATATCTTTACTATGTAGTCCCATAGAGATTCGACCGTTACAAAGTGATGAAAGTGGATGATTGGACGGATTCTATGGGGATTTTAGAACACGTTAAAGTTTATGCTGCTCGTATAGAACTCACACCAAACTAAAGGATATCTAAATGGCTTTAGTTGATAAAGGTGGCTATTTAGCAGATACATCCGCATGGGAAAAGATGAAAAAGAATTTACTACAAGGTCGTAGTAAAGTTATTGATTTAGGCTTCTTTCCAGAGTCTGTGTATGGTCCTGAAAACGACAACCTTCCCGTTGCAACTGTCGCCATGTACAACGAAGAGGGGACGCCTGACAACCCAATGCGTCCTTTTATGCGTTACTTTATTGAAGCCCTAAAGAAAGATAAGAAGTTTGGGAAAGAAGTTGCAAGGTTAGTAAACCAAGTTGCTATTGGTAAGCTTTCATGGAATGAGCTTTACGCTGTAATTGGAGTTGAGCTTAAGAAGGATTTACAAAAAGTTATCATAGGTTGGGAAACTCCACCTAATAGTTTGAAAACAGAAGAGGCTAAAGGTCGCAACGATCCTTTGGTTTGGACAGGTAAGGTGCGCGACTCCGTAGAATGGCGTCTTGGAACGAAAAGGTAGCTATCTATGAGTGTGTATAGTCAAGTAAGAGAATCTTTGAGGCTTGGTACTCTAAAGGTTTTAGATGAGTATTTTCCAACAGATGCCCTCAAGAATGAAGCCATCTTGTATTCCCACACCAACGGAACTGAGCCAAGTAAGCCTTATGTTGTCATACAGATTGTAAGTGCTAACCAAGTTGGAAGAACATCCTATTCAACTCTTACAGATGAAGATGAAAATCTAACAATCATAACCCAATATGAGATTGTGACTCAGTTTAGTTTTTGTGGAAGCTTAGCTGGTGATATGGCTTTTGACTTCAACAACGCAATAAATAATAACGTGATTATGTGGGAAGCTTTTCAGAAGAACAAGCTTGCACCTTTACGTAAAAGCACACTGAGACGTTTGCCTATTAAAAGGGAAACACAGTGGATTGAATACCAAAACTTAGATGTTACATTTAGCTATGCTGTTAAGACCACACAGAAAGTGGATGTGGTTGAACGAATTAGTGTTCTGGGGTTGGGCGATACGCCTGATGAAAGAATTTATATACCACCACTACCCACTAGTCCATAAGATAGGAAAATAATAAATGGCCGATAACTTTCAAGATATTGTAGAAATCTTCATCACGAAGGAGTCTACAGCTATCGATACAGCAAGCTTTGGTATTCCACTCCTACTTGCTACATTTACAAACTTTGCAGAACGCACACGTACATATGTAAGCCTTGATGATGTAGCTACAGACTTTAGTTCTACTAGCAATGTCTACAACATGGCATCTAAACTGTTTTCTGGTGCTGGTGTTCGCCCTTCTACGATTGTAATTGGTCGTCGTCAAGTGCCTTCTACAGTTGTGACTCCAGTAGTTGCTAATAGCACAGTTTACACCCTAACTATTAATGGTGTTGCCTATAGCTTTACCTCCAGCTCATCCGCAACTGCTACATCCATTGTAACAGGGCTGTTGGCGGCAGTAGGTACTGTTCCCGGTATTACAATTTCTGGAACCACTAGCATCTCCATTGCCCCAACCACACCCGGCGCTAATTGGAGTGCTACAGGTACTTCCAATCTTACTTTTGCAAATGCAACCTCTACCGAAACATGGCCTGATGCTCTTGCTGCTGTAGATGTAGAAAATGATGTTTGGTATGGTCTGGTTGCAGAAACTCATGTACCGGCCGAAGTGTTGGCACTTGCTGGTGCTATTGAAGCTAGCTACAAAATTTATGGCACATCCACCCAAGATGCTACAGCTTTGGCAACCAGTACAACTGACATTGGTTCTTTGTTGTCGGCTAACAGTTACAACCGTACTTACTGGGTTTATACAGCAACTGCCGACACTGATTATCCAGAAGCAGCATGGATGAGCACTCAGTTGCCAGAAACTCCGGGCAGCAATGATTGGGACTTCAAACAAGCTTCTGGTATCACTGTCAGCAATGTTACAACCACAGGACGTACAAACGTAACCGCTAAAAATGGTAACTTGTATACTAAACGTGCTGGTGTAAACATTTTCCAAAACGGTAATATGGCTTCTGGCACTCCTATTGATGAAACTATCTTTCTTGATTGGGTACGTGCTCGCTGGCAAGAAATTGTAGTTTTCCGGTTTATTAATAGCAAGAAAGTGCCATATACGCGTGCCGGTGCAACAATTATTCAGAACGACATCAATGGTGTACTTTCTCTTGGTGTAACCAACGGTGGTATTGCACCTAATCCTGCATACACTGTAGTGGCACCAGATCCAGAAACTGTAAGTCCAACTCTGCGTGCTCAACGTATTATGGGTGACTTCGTGGTAGCCTTCCGTCTTGCTGCCAGTGCCCGTAAGGTCATTATTCGTGCAACGGCTTCTGTGTAAATTAAATATTAAGGAGCCTTTAAATGGCAAATGACGTACTTGCTTCCTATAGCCCAGAAGATGTGAATATTGTTATCTCACAAGGTACAATGTCCCACGTCGTTAGTGGTTATGTTGATGGAACTTTTCTAACTATCTCTCGTTTGATCCTTGCCTCTGAACCCTATACAGGCGCTGATGTTTCGAACGCTCGTGTGGTTCGCTCCAATAAGAATAGCACTGTTACACTCTCCCTACATCAAGCTAGTGAGAGCAATGATATTCTTGGTCAACTGCTTCGCAATGATGAGAGCACCCGAGATAGCACTAACTTGTTTTCTATGACAATTAAAGATAACACCGGGCGCAGCCTGTATTATGCTCGTCAGTGTTATATTGGCAACAACCCTGATAGTACCTACTCGAACGCTATTGATTCTCGTGATTGGGCTATCCACGCAACAAAACTTGAGCAAGTTCAAGGTGGTAATGCTGAATTCACACCAGCTGCTGCTGGAGATTATACAGCTCTTGGTGGCACTATCGATCCTCGTTGGTTGCCTCAACAATAAATACTTGGGGCTTAGGCCCCTTTATTTTGAGGATTTTAGATGAGTGATCTTTTAAGTTATAGTCCAGAAGATGTCACACTTATTCTTGCAGGTGTTATGCAAGTAGAAGGTTATGTAGATGGTACATTTATTAGCATAGCTAAAGATATTGCTCCTTTCTCCAGCACCACCACAGCCGATGGTGTTATTGCAAGACGTTATATTAACAGTCAAAGCTACACGTTGACTCTTACGCTTCACAGCGCCAGTCCGTACAATGATGTACTTACCAAACTTTGGCAGATTGATGAAATAACTCAGCGTGGTAAATTCCCTGTGATTATGAAAGATCAGCTAGGGTCTAGTTTATTTGTCTCTACCACTTCATGGATTGAAGCTCTTCCTGTAATGGGGTTTGCTAATAGTATTACAGACAGAACGTGGACTATTAAGTGTGCGCAAGGTGTTATTAATATTGGTGGTAATGATGGTGAATCAGGCTTACTAACCGATCTTATGAACACCGTAGCTAGTGCTGCACCATTGATATCGGAGTTGTTATAATGAGTATATTTGATGTAAATACATACTCACCTAACGATGTCACTTTGGTTATTGCAGGCTATAAAGTGTTTGGATGGGATAGAATTTCCCTGCAACGAAATGTACAAGGTTTTACCCCCTACATTGGTATTCGTGATAAGCACAGCCGTACCAGAAACACCAACTCATCTGCTACTTTGTCCCTATCTATCATTCAGACTTGCCCTGTGAACGATGTCTTGTCTCGTGTACACGAATTAGATTTACAATATGGGACGGGTAGACTTGAGATAACACTGAAAGATAACTCTGGGCGTAGTGTATTTTCTAGTGAGGAAGCCTATATTGTGGGCTATCCTAGCGCCGAATATGGACCAGAAATAGACTACAGAGTTTGGAATATCTACTGTCAAAGTATGAAAGTCTGGACCTTGGGTGGTAATTCACAACCGCAAACTAAATTGTTTGACAATATTGTGAATACTATCAACGGAGCCCTTTAATTAACTTAGGAAACTTTTATGAGTGAAATTTATCAACGGCCTTCTAAGGTTGTGACCATTGATGATACAGAATACAAAATCACAGCTTATGACGCTATGACAGGATTGGATTATCAATTCAAGGTCAGTAACCCAACACCTCAACTTATTCAGGAAATGATTGCCAAGGGTGTAACCGTTGGTAGTTTGGGTATTGATGGTAAGAAGTTTAGTCAATTGTTCTCAGGACGATTGCCCCACCTGATGAAACTTTATGGTGAGGTATTGGAGTTTAACTTCACCGACCCTTTGGACGTAAGCGATTCAGAAGATCTGTAAAACCTGAATCGCAACAAAAGAAGCTTAGTAAAGTTGAGCACGACATAGATGAAAATCTGTCACAAGATTACAGTGTGATGCGTCTGCTCATGTATAACACTCCGCAACTTTGTACTCTTTTTGATCTTAGAACAAAATACAGTCTGGATGACTTTTATAATTTCCTTGAGATTATAGACGCTACAGAAGCCCTGAAAGAACAAGCCAGATTGGAAGATGAAATAAGAAGGAAGAATACTAAATGACAACTATTGCCGAGTATATCAGTAAAGTTGGTGTGTCTGTTGACATGGCTCAACTTAATAAAGTTGACAGATATCTTGCACTTATTGATGCTAAGATGAAACGAGCTGCTAAGAGCGGTAAAGGTCTTTCTTTAGATATCTCCAAGTTTGCTGTAGATCAAACCAAACTTAATCTGGCGTTAGGAAATGCCCTTGATCGTGCAAGTCGGTATGTAACTTTTGAAATAACAAAATTCTCCGTTAATGATCGAAACCTTTCGGCTGCAATGCTTAGAGCTTCACGCAGACTCCCACCAATGCCCGTTAGTCAGTCTTCTCGACAAGGTGCAGGTAGTAGGGCTGTTGAACGGGGTATCGCAAGTAGATCTGTTTCAAGAGGAATCGGTGGTGTTGGTTTGTATGGTTCGGCACTTGCTCTTGCAGGTGGTGGTTATGGTCTCTCACAGTTAAATCAAAGAAACCAACAGGTTGTTGCCGCACAATTGCAATCTCAGGCTGTGGTACAACAAGCCGGTGGTACAGCAGCACAAGGGTCTGATTCTTTTGCTTGGCTTAAATCCCAAGGTAATCGAATTGGTTTTAACTACCTAGATGCTGCACCTGATTACAATAAACTACTATCTGGTCTGACAGGCGCTGGTATGTCTGTTTCCCAAGGGCAAGGTGTGTTCCAAGGATTCTCGGAGCTAGCTCGTGTAAACAAGCTTGACCGTGTACAGCAGCAACGCGTGTTTCGGGCTTTGAGCCAAGTAGCTGGTAAGGGTAAACTTCAATCTGAAGAGTTGGTTGGTCAACTGGCAGAAAGCCTTCCTGGTGCTACAAGTCTGTTTGCAACTGCCTATCAGAACCAATTGAAAGCTACAGGTAAAGGCAAGGGAGACAAAACAGGACAAGCTGCCATCACTGAACTTCTTGCTGCAATGAAGAAGGGGCAAGTGAACAGCGGTATCCTCACTTATGCTGGTGATGTTGCTTCGCAAAAGGCTGCTCCCGGTTTAGGTTTGGCAAGTAAAGCATCTCAAGCAGAGCAAGCTAGATTCCAGAACGCTACAAATGATCTTGCAGTTCTTGCGTCTGATTCTGGTGTTGAGGAAGGTTTTGCAAGACTGTTTCGTACACTGTCTACAGGATTGTCTGATAATACAAGTTTGGTACAGAGGTTGTCTGAAGGTTTCAATCAAGCTACAATTGAATTCTCAAAACTTGCTTTGATTCCACAATCATTTAGCCGAGCTTTAGACGGTAAGCAAAGTCAAGTTGCCGATTGGCTTGGTATGGATAAAATCAATCAGTACAGAACTGACTTAGAATCTATACAAGCTGTAGTTGATGCAATCAATCGTACAGCAGCTGGTAGCACTAACCCATTCCTTAACTTTGGAACTTTGGCTAAAAATACAGCAAACGATATCACTGTTGGCACTGGTTTTCTAGGCGGTGCTTCTCGTTGGCTTACCAATACGGGTTTAATTGCAGGTGCTAAGTATGATGAAAGTATTGAAGCTGCTGCCAATGGACCGAGAAATCCTTGGGATATCGTGCCGGGTACACTTGCTCCGTTGAAAGGCGCTGCTCGTGCTACAGGGAGCACTATTTGGAATGCTGCTGAACAACTAGGGTCTTTGGTGACATATACAGGTTCTGCTTGGCTTGGGGGTAAAGCCCCCGATTGGAATAAGTACGAAAGTCCTATCCAATACGGCAATTATATTAATGATCAGAACCCAGATAATGCGAAGAATATGGCTCGTGATGCTGCTATGAATCAAGCAACAAACAATAGCAATAACACATTCAATGTCACTATCAGTCTTGGTATGCCGGGCAATGGTGATCAGGATCTTCAAAGGGCTGGCCAAGTTGTAGGGCAAGCTTTCCGAAATGAAATTGAAACGGCTGGCCTACGGTTCAGTAAAACTCAGTAGGAATCAATCATGAGCTTTGCATTAAAATGGGGTTCTGTGAATGAACCGGAGAAGTCCGCAGGTCTAGTCTATATGGATGCTGTTAGTGCTTTTTCTCAAGACTACCGAGGGATAGTAACTAAGCATCCTATTGATAGTGGTTCCAATATATCTGACCACTTCATTAAGGATAATCCTGTATTTGGTGTTACCGGGGTTATTAGCGGGACTGATATCAGTACATTTACTAATCTAATCAGAGACTTAGAAAATAACACACCCTATAATGCTTATGATTTGACACAGGCAGTAAGTATTAACTCGACAGAATCAGACCTATTTAAACTAGTACCTGATGTTATTGGTCAATTCTTTCAGCCAGATATTCCAGAAGTTACAATAGGAATGGATCGGACAATTGTAACAGATCAAGTTAGGGACTCTCTAATTTCTTTGATGTCGGGTGTAAGGTTTAACGAAAAAACTAATAAGTTTGAATCTAATATCCAACTCGTACAGTTGTACGAATATAAAAAGACAGTAATTTCAAGAATCACTTCAAACCTTGTATTAACTTCTATGAAATTTAAAGAGGATACTAATACAGGTGATGGCCTTTACTTTGATATGGTTCTAGAACAAGTAAGTTTTGTAAAGTTAAAGTTGGGTGCTTTACCTAAAGACGTTGTTAATACCCTTAAAAAGAAAGCTTCAACCGAGCAGAAAAAGGGTACTCAAGACAGCACATCTAAAGAAGTTGATCCAGCAGACAAAGCATCACCAAAAGACGATTCTCTAACACAAGTGGTCAATGGTGACAACGGATTTGGTGTTGGTCAATCATTACCACAATAGGAGTTATAAATGTCTACACAATATGTGGTGATGCCTCTTTTTGATGATGCTCTATATTCCTATGACATTGCCCTTCAAGATGTTAGCTATGTTGTAAGTTTTCAGTATAACGAGAGGGCTAGTCAGTGGTTTTTTACTCTGATGGATGCAAACAGTGAACCTATTGTTGCTAGCATGGCTCTGTCTCCTTTATATCCGATTGCACTTGACTATGCTATCTACCCGTTAACAGGTTTCTTCTGGTTAGAACCTATTGCAGACATAGACATACAACAGTATAAACTCTACCCCGATAAGATCAATCAATATTACAGGATGTTTTACATCTATGAAAGTGAGGATTAAAGATGGCTATTTATCAGATTGACAGAGAATACGAGTTGATCGTTGGTGACTACCGTAAATCTGATAATGCTATTGTAATCCCTAACCTTCAGTGTACATTTGAAGTAAGTAAATCGAGTTCTAATAAAAAGAAGACCAATTCTGCAACCATTGAGATTTATAATCTTAACGATGAACATCGGGCAGCTATTGAAACTGAGTATGTAGCAGCTGTTTTTAGTGCTGGATATATCAACCCCGGAATGGCAAGGTTATTTGCAGGGCAGGTTGTAGACTCTAGTACACGTAAGTCTGGTGCTGATGTTATCACCCAAATCAAGATGGGCAGTGGCTACACAGAACTTAATCACGAACTACTTAGTAAACTTGCAGCTCCCGGAAAAGACTATAAAGATGTTTATGAAGAGATTCGCAAGAGTTTACCGAGTGTAGTTCGTGGTGTATACAACGGGGCTAACTTGAATAATCAAGTTATAAGCGGATATCCGCTTATTGGGGAACCTCGTCGTATGCTTGATGAACTAAGCGACCTTACACAAACAGAATGGCGTGTGGATGATGGTGTGTTGTATGTGAATGATATCACAGGAGCTATCAACGACAATTTAAATTTGTGCTACGTGGTCTCTGAAGAATCTGGTCTAATTGAACGTCCTTATAGAATAGCAGGTGATCCTGCAAGAACAAAAAAAGACAAGACCAAGAAAAAGGGAATTCAGTTTAAATGTTTACTGAATCCTAAAATTATTCCCGGTGAAATTATTAAACTAGAGTATCCCGATTTCAATGGCTACTATAAAGTAGATAGCGTGAGAATGACGGGAGATTACAGAGGAAACCCTTGGTATTCTGAGGTGTTTTGCTCAGATAAGGTGAAAGTGTAATGGCACAAGAGGCTTCGCTTGAACAGCTTTTGGTTGACTCTTTTGACCACCAAATAGCTGGTATTTACACATCTATGCCAGCCACCATCGTATCAATAAAAGATAACTTAGAAACTCTGATGATTGATGCTCAACCATCTTTGAATGTCAATTATCTTGATGGGCGAGTTAGTGAAAGACCGCCAGTTTTGAATATACCTGTAATCTTCCCCTCAAGCTCAACTAGCGCTATAACCTTTCCTTTAAAAGTTGGTGATCCCGTTTGGTTGATGTTCTCGATGAGAGGGCTTGATGCCTTCAAGGCAGGTAACGGTAGACCGTCAACACCCACAGATTTTAGAAAGTTTAACAGCTTAGATGCTGTAGCAATTCCAGCGCCTTGGCCTGCGAGTATGTCTCCCAATAAACCATCTAAAAGGGTTTGGGATCATAGCACTGAAGACTGCGTAATGGTTCATAATATTGGATCTGCTAACGAGTGTGAGTTACGCCTTAAATTGAATGGTGATATTCAATTGCGAACTTCACAAGATGTAGAAGTTATAGGTAAAAACGTAACTGTTAATGCTAGTGAGTCTTTGAATTTCAATGCACCCACAGCGACCTTTGACATTGGCAATACACTCTGGATCGGCCCAATCACCCACAGTGGTTCCTACACCGGCACAGGCGTGCAAACCTTCAACGGTGTTATTTTCAGCACCCACAGACATGCACCTTCCACAGTGCCACCATCTAATTAAAGGAGGGTCTAGTGGACCTATTACTTGACCCCATAACCCATGATTGTGTTTTTATTAATGGTGAATGTCCTGTCACTCAGCAAAGGATTGATGTAGTTCCCCAAAGACTTAAAATTAGACTTCTTACTTTTTTAGGTGAATGGGTGTTCAACACAGTTTACGGCGTACCTTATTTTCAATCTATATTAGGGCACAAGACCGCAAAAGAAAGCATTGATAATATTTTTAGGGAACAAATTCTCTTAGAGAATGGTGTTGCTGAAATTCTAACATTTGAATCAACTTTTATAAATAGAATTTATTCTTTATCTTTTAAATTCAGATGTACAGACGCGACAGTAGCCACTGTAACCATCGACAACTTAGGATTATAATTAATGTTACTATCTGAATATTACTGTGAAAGTATATATAAAGAGAATGGTGCTAATTATGAAGTTCTCGTCGCTGGGAAAAATCAAAGAGATAAGTTTTTGGTTAGGTGTAATATTTGTCTAATAGAAAGTACTGTGGCAGCTTCGTCTATTCTTAGTGGTCGTAAACCTTGCCTGTGTAGCAATAAAGCATACAGCACTCCAGAAAGAAAAATGGCTAGGATGCTGGATGTTGTCAAAACAAAAAATATAAAACTTCTATCTGGTAATATACCAAATGCAAAAGCCCCCTTGGAAGTTTTGTGTCTAGTCTGTAACAACAAGTGGAACTCGAGTTACAATTCTCTGTGCTTGCAAGATAGGGGTTGCCACTATTGTAACGGTACATACAAAAAATCAGAATCTTACCTTACTGAAGAAATTCAAATAATTACCTCTGGCCGATTTTGTAAAGTCGAAAGTGTTGCATATAAAGAGGGTTTGAGCAGAGATATCGCAATACACTTATCGTGCTGCATCTGCGGTTTAAACTGGAAAACCTCTGCAGGCTCTATTCTAAAGGGTTCTGGGTGCCCCCTTTGTGCAAAGACTGGGTTCCAAGAGTCCCTTCCTGCTGTACTTTATTTATTGAGAGTAGTTTCTCAAGAAAACACGATTATTGGTTACAAATATGGCATAACACTTGATCTTGAACAAAGAATAAAACAACACAACAAAGCTTGTAAGTACCTAGGTATAACTTTTGTGGCATCATATATATGGCCTTATGATCTAGGATATTTTGCAAAGAAGCATGAGAAAAATATAAAGAAAAATTTCTCAAGTTATTTTCAAAAATATGAATTACCTAGTGGTTATACTGAAAGCATTTCCCCTGAAATGTTCGGTGAATTGGTAGATTTTCAAACTGAACAGTATAATAGGAAGGAATTATGGCAGGAATAACCGATCAAGGTTTTGTAATCAAAAGAATGACTGAAATTATTTCAGATCTGAGGTCTGAGGCTATCACACTATTTCAAGACCAAGTTTTGCCGAACGACGTCGTAGATACATCTGACTCATCCGCTCTTGGACGACTAATTGCCTTAGTCACACCATCACTTACAGACTTGTGGGAAGTTGCTCAAGCAGATTATGCAGCCTTCGACCCAAACTCAGCCACAGGTATTGCCCTAGACAACCTTGTAGCCCTTGGTGGCATCACCCGCCAAGAACAAACCTTTAGCACATCACAGGTTATTCTTACAGGTGATAACGGTACGTTGGTTGCAGCAGGCTTGACTATCGGAAGCACTGTAGATAGTTCACAATGGAGTCTTATTTCTCCTGTGGCTTTGTCTGCAACGTCGGCCACAGGCGCTACCTTCACACCCTTAACAGTTGCTGATAACACACTCTACACCATCACTTACACGTCTGTGAGCACGAGCAACACTATCAATTACACAAGTGGAGTTGGTGCTACATCTGCATCTATTGTGGCAGGTATTGCCTCCCTTGTGGCCTCGTCGCACCCAACTCTTGTAGCCAACGTATCTGGTACATCTATTAATCTGACGAGGGTGGATGAGTTTGCTGTAGTATCATTTACCACGTCTATTAATCTTGGTATCACTAAAGTACAAAAGATTGGTGAGGTTGTTTCTACAATAGTTGGTGATATCTCCGCTGAGGCTAATACACTGACCACCATCCTTACACCTCAGCTTGGGTGGGATAGTGTTACAAACCCTATTGCAGCATCACCGGGCCGTTCTCTTGAAACTGATGAAGAGCTTCGCTTAAGGTTTCGTGATACGAAGTTTGAAAGAGCCTCCAATATTCTAGAAGCTCTATACTCTGCCTTGATCAACACAGATGGTGTTGAAGAGGTAAGAATCTATGAAAACGACACAGATACAACTAATAGCTTCGGTGTCCCTCCTCACAGTTTTATGCCCATTGTCTTAGGTGGTATTTCACAAGATATTGCTAATGCTATTTGGCAAAACAAGCCGATGGGAATTAGAAGTTTTGGTGACACTATTGTCAACATATTTGACAGTCAAGGTTTACGGCCACTAAGAATAGACGAAGCTGCCACAGTACTTTCTA